AGAATTAGGTAGAGTTGTTGCTGGTAATATCATTTCAGCAAGTAGAAGAACAGAATATTCTGAAATAGAAAAAACATTTGCTCGTAGAACATACGATGAATCTGGCAACTATAGTATATCAAGATTTGAAATAGATGTTAGAGAACATAGAAATAATGATAGAGGTGCTTGGGATTCTGCTAAGTCGTTTTTAGCTGGTGATATTATGTTGAATAGTTCATATTACTATATGGCTATTAATGATATTGTAGCTGGTGGTACTGCTCCTACTCACACATCTGGTATCGTAGGTAGTTATCAACAAGTTGCGGTTCCTTATTACAATCGTGGTATCTATTCTGCTGATGCCTCAATAGGAACAGTTGGCAGTGCATCTAAATTAGCAGTTGGTTTTGAACCTGGAAAAGCATATGTTCAAGGATACGAAATTGAAAAAATATCTACTTCTTATGTAAGTATAGACAAACCAAGGGATACATTATCTGATAATAACGCATCTATTGCAACCAGTGTAGGTTCTTATGTACAAGTAACTGATGTTCGTAAATTGCCTCCAATGATATCTGGTTTGGTTGTATCATTATACGATTCTATTGTTACGACTCCTGGCACGGCTGCTGGCACTGTAATTGGTACTTGTAGAGTTAGAGGTATTCAATCAGAAAGTGGTTCTGGAGCTACATCATACGTTCGTATGTTCATATACGATGTAAAAATGAATGCAACCAAAGATTTTACAAGAGATGTGAAATCATTTTATTATGCTGCTAATACATTTACAGCCAATGTAACACCAGATACATATTCTATACCAGTAGGTTCTGTAACATATACCAGCAGCCCCTCCACCACTGCATTAGTTGGGTTTGGCACCAAATGGTTGAATGGTACTAATTCTGAGAAATTAAAATCTGGTGATTGGGTATATTTTGGTACATACAAAGCACAAATATCAACAACTCCTACTACTGATACCAATGTTGATATAACATCTATAACAACTGCAACAGCAATTATTACTCCTGTTGCTATATCAAGAATCCAAACTCAATTGACTGAACCATATGGAACTTCATTAGTATTTCCATTGCCATATTATGCTACTGAATCTATATCTGACCATAATTATTATGTTATGCAGGCAGCTACAATTGTTTCAGCAGTTAGCAATACATTAAATATTTCTGTTCCTGCAGGTACATTATTACCAGATTCTTCTAATTACTATGTGCAAAATGCTACTGGAGATACTGTTTCTCCGACTGTTGTAGTTGCAAGTGGTTCAACAGCTGCATTGACATTTGGATCAGCACCTTCTACCTCTTATACTGTATTTTGTACTGTTAATAAGGTTGGTGTTAGTTCTAGAAAAATTAAAACTTTAACAACTGCATCTAAAACTTTTACATTAGCACAAGTTGTAGCTAGTACATTAACATTAGATTATTCCGATTGTTATAAATTAGTAAATGTTATGTCTGGTACTACTGATATCAGCGATTGGTTCTTTTTTAATGATGGACAAAGAGATGCTTATTATGATTATGGTACAATTACTTTAAAACCATCTTATCCAACTCCATCAACTAGTATAACTGTAAATTATCAGTACTTTGCCCATTCAACTGGTGATTTCTGTGATTTAGGTTCTTATACCAATATTGGATATGAGATGATTCCTTATTATGCAAATAATAGTTTAAGAGATGTTATTGATTTTAGACCTCGTATGGATTCATTTAGTTTAAATATGCCAAAACGTGGTTATAATATGAGTGTTGATTTATCATATTATTTGGCTAGAATAGATAAAATTGCACTTGATACCAATGGAAACTTTTTTAATATAAAAGGTTCTTCATCATTAAATCCAGGTGTCCCATCAGACCCATCAACTGGTATGTTGATGTGTACTTTGAGCATGGCTCCATACACATTTAGTACAAAAGACACCTCTATTAATAGAGTTGATAATAAACGCTATACTATGCGAGATATTGGTCGTTTAGAAAAACGTGTAGACAACCTTGAATATTATACATCATTATCTTTATTAGAGCAAGAAACTTCTAGTTTATCTGTAACAGATGCAAAAGGTTTAGATAGATTCAAAAATGGATTTATTGTTGATAATTTTACTGGTCATAATATAGGTGATACATCTTCATCTGATTATATGTGTGCTGTTGATATGGAAAATGGAGAATTAAGACCATTTTCTTATATGAGTAATATTAACCTATTATTAAATAACACTGTTAGTACAAATTATAAATTATATGGCGATGTTATAACTCTACCATTAGATTCAACCACTCCTCATATTACTCTTGCTGAGAATGCTTATGCATCTAGGACTGAATTTGTAAATCCATTTGCAGTATTTACATTTATTGGTGATGTGAGGATGAATCCATCATCTGATGAATGGTTTGAAGTAGATCGTAGACCTGATATTATACAAAACGCGGAAGGTAACTTTAATACAATTTCTACATTAGCAGAGAAATCGGGTGTACTAGGAACTGTTTGGAATTCTTGGCAAAATCAATGGTTTGGAGCACCAGTAACAACATCAGGATATTATACAACAGTTAGAGGTACTCCTGCTTGGGGTATTGCTAGGGATAGCAATACTTGGGCAAACCAACGGGCATTAAATAATGGCGCAACACAACTCCTTGCTGATGATTTCATTGAAAGATTTGGTGGTGGTTCAGGTGCAAATGGACTTGGTCCTGCTCGTCAAGTCAGTACAGAGATTATTGCTCAACAAGTTGGCCAATCAAGAACTGGCGTTAATACAAAAATTGTTACTAAAATAGACAATAAAGTAGTAGATGATAGAATTATATCATCTGCAGTAATTCCATATATTCGTTCTAGGAATATATTAATTCAGACTAAAGGATTGAAACCTAATACTAGATTCTACCCTTTCTTTGATAACACAGATATATCTGCATATTGTACACAAGCAACTGTATTAACATATACTCCTGTAACTGGAGTATATGATACAACAACCAACGCTGGTATTGATGCAACAATAGATACAGTTCGTAGAATTAATGGTGATACTCAAGTTTGTTTGAATATTGGTGATGTAATTACTGGAGCAACTTCTAGTGTAAAAGCGGTTGTTATTGGTAAAGAACGTGAAGTAAGTAATGCTGGACTTATTACATATAAATTATATGTTCTAAACGTATCAGGCACATTTACTTTAAATGAAACAATAACAGGTTCTATATCTGGATCGACTGGGATTTATTTATCAACTGTTGTTCCAACAACTTTTGTTACTGGTCTATCTGGAGATTTGAACTTAATATTTAACATTCCTAATACTGATTCTGTTAGATTTAGAACAGGTTCGAGAGAATTTAAACTTGTTGATACATCTGCTGCAACTGGTGAGTTTACATCAAGGGGAAGAAAAGATTATGTTGCTTCTGGCACAATCCAAACCAAACAAGCAACAGTGGTTTCTACTAGAAACGCAGAAATTGTTCAAGAAGCAGTTACTGATAATCAGGTAATTGTTCAATCAAGTGAACGAGTTGTTGGTGATACTGGTTGGTATGATCCTTTAGCACAAACTTTCTTAGTTGATAGTAGAGGTGGTGCTATGTTATCTAAGGTTGATTTGTTCTTTGCTTCTATAGATAACAACATTCCAGTATCAATTGAAATAAGAGAAGTTGTTAATGGATATCCTGGAAAAGCTGTATTGCCGTTTAGTCGTGTTACGATAAAATCAGAAGATGTTAAATTATCATCTACTATGGTAACAACTTTTGATGGAGTTTCTTATCCTAAGTATGATACGCCAACAACTATTATGTTCCCTAGTCCTATCTTTGTACAAGATAAAACAGAATATGCTTTAGTTGTATTAAGCGATTCAAACAAATATAAGATTTGGATTTCACAAGTAGGTGACGATATCCCAGGTTCTTCAGATAAAATATCTGAGCAACCATATAATGGTGTAATGTTTAAATCTCAAAATGGATCTACTTGGACTGCTGACCAAACTCAGGACATGAAGTTTACAATTTGGAAAGCAAATTTTAATACCACTGTATCAAGTAACATTGTAATGACAAATGATTTATTGACTAAAGTTACTTTAGAAGGTAATCCTATTCAAACTTTATCAGGTTCATCTACTATTAGAGTATGGCATCACAATCATGGGTTAAAAACAGGCGAATATGTTACTTTATCAAATGCAACTTCTACAGACCTTTCTATAACAGCAGCTGTATTGAATACGCAATGGCAAATATCTAATCCAACTTTAGATAGTTATACTACTGTTATAGCAAACTCAATTATTGCTGGTTCTTTTGTAGTTGGTGGAAAGTATAAAATAACAAATCTAACTGGTACTACTCAAGCACAATGGAATACTGCTGCTGGTACATCTGGATTAACTTATATAATAGGTGATGTATTTACTGCTGCCGCAGTCGGTGCGGGTACAGGAACAGTATCTTCTGTTGCTACTACAACTGGGTTCATTGGTGGTTCAAGTGTTCAATCAACAAGAAGTGTTAGATTTGAAACCTTACACCCTTCAATAAGTGCGCAAACTTTCCCAGACACAACACTTGCATATAGTACTGAAACAACTGAGCTATCAAGTGGATTGTTGAATGCCGCAGTTGCTTGTATTACTAATGATAATAATTATTTTTCATCTATACAGGTTGTACCAAGTGGAGCAACTGGAAAGTTAAATATCAACC